AAGAGACTCGTTAAGGAATTGGTCTCGATATTTGCCTGAAATTTTAGAGCTTAGCCAGTATCGTTCATCAAGGTATATCATGCCATCATGTTTCTTGGCGATTATACTACCTAAACTTTGAAGATACTTTATACCTGTGTCTGTGTCTATAATGATAAACTGGTCAATGGCCCTATTGCCCTTTGCGTTTGTCATATTTTTTACCCATATCATATTATATCCTCTCAAATAATGCCGTCTTCTATATATAGTCAATATCTGCCTTATTTACAACCTTTTCATGAAGTTTTAACTTGACAGAGAGTATCATAGCCATAATCAGGTCAATAACGCAGTAAATATTTGTTCATATGTCTGGACACACCCCCAGTATGCCAAGTTAAATCTTAAGTAAAACTTTGAAAAATGTACGTAATACGTCTTGACGTGTTTTTGGGCTTTAATCAATGATGACTCGAATAATCTCGGACGGTTCTATAATTATATGTCCTTGACCGAACATATGCATGGACAGTACGTCCACACATAACGTCAAATGTCCAGACAAGTCCAGACATAATCGAGCATATTTTTTGTGTGGACATTGCTATAATTTCCTTGTTATAAAGAGTTTACAAGTGTTGTGTCCACTACGTCCAGTCATATGGTATAAACTCCCCTTAGTAAAATAGAATATGGTCAAGAACCTTAATGGACAGATTCTGTGTATATGAGTAACATAGGGGAAAATGTCTGGACGTGTGGACGGATTGATATAAGTTCATTGCTCATATAGATTTAACGCGTCCACACATATTCGATGATAGCTTTTGTCTGGACATATCATGGACGTGGGCCTGATTCAGCCTAAGAACATCAGTCTCGCTGTCCACGTCCACACATTTGCACACTGATTGTCGGTTTGTATCTGATTGGACGTGATTATATGTTCTTGACCTTGATTATGCATGGACGTAAGAATAGTCGGACGATATTCTGCCCGGCTATTGGTGAAGTGATTAGTCTATGCAATGTAATGCTACCGCTTCGCCTGATATGTTAATTTCATTCGGATATGGTTCATCGTTAAGGTGAACACGTTTCTTGCAGGTTTTACATTCAGACGACCACCAGTGTCGATACTTCCTATTAAACTGATTCATTTTATGCCCGCGAAATCTACATGTTTCTAATGCTTCTTTGCGTAAACGTTCTAATGTTCTCATATTATAGCTCCTATTAATAAGTTATCATTGACTATTTTATCCGCTTGATTATTTTTTCTTGACTATTTTATAGCCATATTCATCCAGCTTTTGTTCGAGCATTTGATACCTATGGCTACCAATATAATCTGTTGTTGATAATGCCTTTTTGATTGCTTCTTTCTTGGTCATTGTGCTATCCCCTATTAAGTTATCATTGACTATTTATGTAGAGTATAGCATACTATCAATGACAATGCAAGAACAAACTGAAAGAATGTACTTGAAAGCACACTCACTAACACAAAGTCCGATAACCCCGTACCCGACCCTTGAATATCGGACGTTCACGCGAATGGACCCTTCTCCTGGGCAAAATCCATGCGTAAATATTTCGTTTCGAGGTTGTACTTGACAAATATGGCCCATAACCGCAGTAATAGCAAGGATTTACAGAGATGTCCAGGCATATGTGAAACTATATTACAAAAAATATATAAAAAAATAAATAATAAGTTGTCCACAGGGCAGAAACTGACCATGTATAGAGGGCAGGTAAAACGTAAGGCCCGATATGAGGGGCAACGTGGGAACGTCAACGATACGTAAGCCCACAATAGCCCCCTCAAAGAGAAGGAGACCGAGAATGAGCCATGAAGACCCATCGCCCATACAGGTTAGGGACGCAGCACACTATAAGGCTGAAGTGACATGCCTCAACTGCGGCAGTGAGACTGAGGTACACCCGCCTGCTGGAACTCTGGTATTAGAGTTTACCAAGGAACAGAAGATGGTGTGCCCGAATTGTGCATGTGTAGATGCAAGATTGGTGGTGAAGACCTGATGTTTACTGATCAAGAACTAACAGACTACTACAACAGCCTGCCGGAGAGTGGACGTGACATGACCATAGAGGCATTCAAGCAACAGGTCCATCGTATCCTAGACCCGGTGACGAACTCTGAGCAGCTTAAGCAGATGATACTAGATCGGCAGATGGACCGGACTGCCAGGCACAACAAGGCTGTAGCTGATCGGGCACTTGAGAAGAGTAGATTGGGGATTAGGTGACATGGCAGGACGAGTTAGACTATTCAGTGAATGTAGATGCGAGCGTAAAGAGATACCAGTTAGGTCTATGGCTGATGCCAATGGTTATGTTAATGTAGGTTCAGTTCAGTGCTCACGATGTTGGGATGTGATTAATTTCGTTGCCATAGAAGAACCTGATTGGCCGGTATTGCTTAGAGGATTGTGACATAATAACGAGGAGATATAATGGATAACTATTCAATGGACAACATGGGCAACAGAATACCAGCGGATGTGCACGCATCTGATCCTGTAGCAGGATCTGGTATTACATTGGCTACTGGTACTGCTGGTGATGATAAGACGCAAACATTGGTCGGTGGACAGATGTACGTCATTACTCTGATAGGTACTGCTGGTACTGCGATTCTAGCCAGTTCTACTGGGGTGACATCAACAGCCGCTAACATAGAGTTTGTTTTCCCCGCTGGTTACTCCAGTGTGTTCAGGATGCCGGAAGGTCTGACCACCTTGTACTTTGAAGGTACTGAATCAAGCAAGAACGCTTACCTCCGTAAGCTGAATAGTGATACATAGGAGTGGCACCATGAAGAACATCCATAGTTATATATTGACAGTAGTTATTACAGTCGGCTTGGTTCTGACCTTCATAAGTTGGGGTGTTGCGGTCGTTAAATCTCCTAAGATGGTACACCAGGTTAATCTACCTGATATGATACAGGAGGTCATGCCGAGTGCCGTGCATATTATGTGTGATCAATGGCAGGGATCTGGTGTGGCCCTAACCCCGGATATTGTAGCTACTGCACGTCATGTTGTAGATGGAGTGAACTATACTGTCACATTGAATAATGGTTGCAGGCTTAAAGGTTATCAGGCTGTATCCCATAAGGATTATGATATTGGGTTTATAAAGGTAGGTTCTAGGTGTGTAGCTAAACGATCTGAGCACAGCGATGAATATCGAGAGGACAATACCTTTTTGGTAGGGCATAAAGTAGAATTGAAACCTGCCGAGTTTGGCAGCATAGATGACTGTGTACTGGGCCAGTCTGTTTTCATTGTAGGCAGCCCTTACGGAAAGATAAACTACAACAACGTGACATTGGGAATTGTATCTGGTCTGGATAAAGACTGGGATAGCCTGTCACGCTATGGAGAACCTTATGGCTGGAAAATTGCATTTACGTCTGATAGTGCTGCTCATCCAGGTAATAGCGGTGGGCCTGTATTCAGCATGGACGGTGTGGTGCGTGGACTCCTGGTTGGAGGTTTTAGTCCTGTACTTAACTGTAGCATGCCCTCTGACCTGTTTCTTGATGATGTTGAGCTTATTAAGATGTTATTCGCTCAAGAGAAGTATAAGGTTGAAAAAGAAAATACAAGCGGCCCGGAAGATTGGTACGGGAACCCCATAGAGATTGAATCGCATGACTATTACATGAGTGATTGAAGGTCTAGATGGATAAACAGAAGTCAACTCGGAAAGCAAAGGCTGAAGCTAAAAAGTTACTAACCGGTTTTATCAATGATATAGCCCTGGAAGACAGTGACATAACCAGGGTATCTGGTGAAGAAATCGGTGATGTTGAGTTTATATCTAAGGCCGAAGCACTGGCACGCTACATATGGAAAGCTGCCCAAGGCTATAGAGAAATCGTTGTAGCGGTGGATAGCAAAACCGGTGAAAGAACCGAGCGTACTGTAATACATGCTCCTGATAAGGCGTATGTAATCATGCTGTATGACCGTATGGAAGGTAAAGCAGCCAATACTGAAGCAGTTGTTGATGATAGTAAACCTACAGCAGCGGATAGAGTTTCCGATTTGGCTAAGGACAGACTGAATAGTATCGCCAAGGGAAAGAGATGACAGCCGTAATAGATAGCTTAAAACCTAGTCTATCGACCCCATTTCCGAACGTACAAGAGTTCTGGGAATGTACCAGGACCGGTCTAGTTGTACCAAAAGAAATACTCCCCAATTTGAACTATAGAGCCAAGATTTTGCATGAGGCTGAATATGATAAGGGTATGCAAGAAGACTTGATGACTGCCTGTTCTGAGTCATTGCTGTATTGGGTAAATACATTTTGTTTCACTTACCATCAGTTTGATGTAGAAGGTGACACTGGTAAGCGTTATCAGTCTGAATCAGCACACTGTCCGTTTATATCGTGGGATGTTCAGGACCAATTATTTGAACGGTTCATATATCATCTCAATAATGCTAAAGATATACTGGTAAACAAGTCACGTGACATGGGTGCCAGTTGGATGTGCAATATATTCATTCATTGGTTATGGCTATTCAGGCCGCAGTCGCAGCTATTAGAATTATCAAGGACTGAGTCTTATGTAGACCAAGCGGGTAACATGAAGGCTCTATTCCAGAAACATGACTATATTAATAAATTTCTTCCTGAATGGATGCTGCCTCCGTTGTGTATGCCTAATCAGAAGTTCCGCACCAAGATGCACATGATGAACGACCTTAACGGTAGCTGTATAGATGGTGAATCTACTACTGAGCATGCTGCATCCGGTGACAGAAGGTTGGTAGTATTGCTTGATGAGTTTGCCAAGGTTAAGAACGGTAAACTGATGCGGAGTGCTACACGTGATGCTGCCCTGATGCGTATTATAAACTCTACTGTAGCTGGTCCCGGCACCGAGTATAGTAAGTGGAAGAACGACGGCACCATAGTAGTATTCCCGTTAATGTGGTGGGATCATCCTGATAAGGGTACGAATCGTTATGTAGAACAGAATAAGGTGACACAGGAATGGAAGATAAGATCGCCTTGGTACAACAATGAAGAGAAAGAACGGTCTCCGAATGAGATGGCCAGGGAGATTGATGCCAATGATCTTGAGTCCGGGTCAACATTTTTTACCAACACCAATATAGACAAGCATATAGCTATATTCGGGAAAACACCAAGGTCACAATGGAACATAGACTTCATTCGCGGTGTACCTAGTGACTCTATATCTACCATATTGAAGAAGAAACAGATAGCCAAGGTATCAGTTAAGCGGTCTTTGCACGGTAAACTCAAGATATGGGTTAATCTCATAAATGGTAGACTAGATCAACACTATGACTACATAGTGGGCATAGACCTTAGCAAAGGGCAGGGTGCATCCAACTCTGTGTTGTCTATAAAGAACAGGCAGACTGGCGAGAAAGTAGGCGAATGGGCTGATGCTAATACACCTCCATACGAGATGGCCAGAATAGGTATGGCCGTAGCTCTGTGGATAGGGGGACGCAGGAGACTACCACTTTTGAAGTGGGAGATGAACGGTGATCCCGGTTATGACTTTGGCAAGAATGTAGTCAAGAAATTTCATTATCCATATTATCATCGTGACGTTAAGCCCGGCAATATAAGAGATAAGAGCACCAAGAAATATGGCTGGCACAACAGTCGTGATGCCAAGGCTATACTGCTTAGGGACTATGATAGGGCATTGGCCCACGGTGGCTATATCAATCATTCCATAATATCTTTGCAAGAAGCTAAGCAGTATATCTATTACGATTCAGGTGGAGTCGGACCAGCTTGCCTTATAGAAGAGAGTCAGTCAGCTAAGAAGACACATGGTGACAGGGCTATGGCTGATGCTCTTACTATTGAAGATAAGTTTCGCAAGTTCAAGGATACCACCAAGGCTGCTGCTAAGCGTAATCCGCGTACAGCAATAGGTCGTAGACAGTTATTGAAAGATAAACGGGTTAAGAGAACTAGAGGTTGGAAAACATCGTTTGACTTTAGAGGATAGACATGGCAGACATTTTAATGGCCAGAAAATTAAGCTTGGCGGTTAAAGATGGTTTTGACCGCAATAGACGTTTCGCCCGTGCACGTGCTATGTTCATACGCGAGTATGTGGGCAAGTACTACGCACAGGAGTTCGGGCTTACGGGTGAGGAACCCATCAATCTTATATTCAATACACTTAGGGCTATGGTGCCTAATCTGGTTATGCAGTCAGGCGTGAATAAAGTAGGTACTGAGATTACAGCACACCGTGACTATGCATCCCTCTTGGGGTTAGGACTTAACAAGTTGGATAAGTTAATTGAGTTCAAGGACACCATGCGTGGTGGCATAGTGGATGCCTTTTTCCTTATGGCTATATTCAAGACTGGGTTAGCCACCAGTGGCAAACTTCTAAATTTCGGTGATGTGTTAATTGATCAAGGCCAGATATACTCAGATGTAGTAGACTTTGATGACTTCGTGTTCGACCCGGTATGTAAGGACTACCGCAACGCTGCGTTTATAGGCGATAGGAATAGAGTGCCAAGGCAGTTACTCCTTGATGATAATGAGTTCAATCATGATCTTGTGATGCAACTTCCGCGATCTATATCTACTGATGCCAAGAAGAGAGTTGAGAGCATGTCGCGTAGGGGTATGAGTGACTCTGAGATGTTCGAGTTGCAGGATTTTGTAGACGTGGTAGAACTCTATGTGCCTGATGCTAATGCCCTACTTACTATACCTGATCCGCACCAGATCATATTAAATGACTGGCTGGCAGCACGTGACTATTACGGTCCCAAGTCTGGACCTTATACCATTATGGCATTAACACAACCTGTACCAGGTAATCCATATCCGATAGCACCGGTAGGTATATTCTACGATCTGCACAAGATGGCCAATAGAATGATGGTCAAGCTTATGAATCAAGCTGACCGTCAGAAGGACATTGCCATAGCTGATCCGGCTGGTGCAGATGAGGCTGAAGATCTTAGAACCGCGTCAGACGGTGATATCGTGATGGGTAATCCTGATACTGTAAAGGTCGTATCTTTCGGTGGTCAAAACCAAAAGAGCGAAGTTATGCTTGAACGTTTACAGGTGTGGGCCAACTATATGTCCGGTAATCCTGATCAGGTAGCTGGTCTCGCATCTGAAGCCGATAGTGCGACCCAGGCCAGTATCCTCCAAGCTAACTCTACTGTGACTATAGAAGATGCTAGAGGTATGGTATATGATGCCTCTGCTAATATAGCTAAGAAGAAAGCTTGGTTCATGCATACTGATCCATTTATAGATGTACCATTATCTAAGCGAAAACCAGGTGGTGAATACGTACAACTTGTGTTAACACCAGAACAAAGACGCGGTGATTTTTTGGAGTATACATTCAACATTAAAGCTCGGTCTATGTCGCGGTTAGATCCTGCTGTAAGGACCAAGCGTATCATAGAGTTCGCTACTAATGTTATGCCTAGTGTTGTGAACTCAGCTATGGTAAACTCACAGATGGGCATACCTACTAATGTGCCAGGAATATTAACTGATATTGCTGATGAATTGGGTATATTGGAAGATGTGCAGGATTGGTTTGAAGACCCCCAGTTTATACAGCGTATGCAGTTAGTGCAACAACTAGGGCCGCAACCAGCAGGTAAGGCTCAGCAAGCCGGACCAGCGGCGGGTACACGCGGCAACGGGAACCAGACTAAGATACAGTCAGGCTTTCAGGAACGTAAACAAATTGAACAACTGGGTGCCGATGAAAGTCAAGGTGCCAGAACCTCAGAACCAGGAGTATAATTATGTCACCATGTATATCAGAAGTTAATCCTAAAAAGATAGGTGGTTACGATAGGTACGATGTTGAGGATGCTGTTCGCGCTATGCGAAAGTCGGCAGAGATTGAAGCTGATCCCAAGTTTCGTAAAGTGGTAGCCAAAGAAATGAACAAAGAAGCTGGCCAACTTGTAGAAAAGGCCAGTTTGTTAACCAAGACATCTGCCAAGCTAAAGGCAGTATTCGGAGGTAAGAAATAATGGCTAGTATAACGAATAATTTCAATGCGTTAAAAAACAAGAATCCAGGCATGACTGACGATGAAGCTATGAAACAAGCTATGGCCCTAACTGCTAAATCCAGGACCAGGTTCCGTAAGGCCAGCAAAGCTAAAGCTGCCAGCAAGAAACCTAACTGGGCTAGCAGACTTAAGAGCAAGGTTAAGAAAACTCTGAAGTCACGCCATAGTAAAGCTGGCAAGGCATACAAAGAAAAGATGAAGAGCGGCAAAGGAAGAGGTTACTAATGGTGACACACAGCTTCGTATGTGATAGTTGTATAGTGCTGGTACAGGATACTTCCACCAAGGGCGTTCATAGCTGCCCAAAATGTGGTGGTGAGATGCGGTGGGATCTTAATATATGTATCCACGGTAACTACAAGACCCCGATACATTCAGATTCGCTAGCCATACATCCTGATCAACGAGCATGGCATGAAAAGACATTTCCCAATATAAGATTGGATGATGAATGTCGACCCATATTTGATAATTTTACCAACCACGAAGCTTATCTAAAAGCCACTGGGTTTGGTAAGGAAACACAGCGAGTTAAATCGCTTGGCAAAGAAGTAGTTAAGACAAGTATAACCTAGAAATTACCTACACCTCCGTACACTGGATGTTCTGGTGACATGAGGAAGCTAATTAGAATAGGAGAATTAGTATGCGTGAAATGGCTAAAGAACTTAAGGAAGGGAATGCAGGAGACCATACGGAAGGTCTAAAAGAGGTTGATGAGAAAGCCATAACTGAACCTGAACTGGTAAACACAGTAGAGGAACGGTTAAAAAGTCTCAACGAACTCGTAAGTGGTGACGAACCAGAAGCATTACCAGACGGCGATACAGATTCTACACCTGATCCTCCCGACGAGAAAGATGATGTCGAGATTGATGAGGAAGTTGATGAAATCGACGATGGTGATCCTACCCTGGTCAAGGACGGGGTCAACACGGATAGCGAGGATGGCAACGATGTCACCATCCCCGATGCTTATGTAAGAGCAGCTATCCACAATGGAATGAAACAAGAGGACGTTGATTTTCTTGTAAAGCAAGATCCCAAACTAGCATTGTCTACATTTACCAGTATGTACAATAGCGTGACCAACGCATCTAAAGAATGGTCACAGCTTGGCAGAGCCAAGGTAGAACAAGAGCGTGCTATAGCAGAGGCTGACAGTAGGCGTGTCGTTGAGAAGTCGCAACATGATGTAGATCCACTGATAGGCAAACTCAAAGAGACATATGGTGATGATCCGTTGATAGAGGTAGTGACTAAACTTCTTGCCGATAGACCGACACCAGTTACTACAGCACCAGTTTCGCAGCCAGCAGATCTATATCAGACAGCTACAGCACGGGCTAACGCCAGTGCCAATGCTTCTACGGACGCCAGGGTAAATGTTTTCTTTGGTTCAAACGCCATGAAACCGTATGAAGATTTTTACGGCATGATGGGGTTAAGCCAGTCGTTCAATGACCTATCTAATGGACAACAGGAGCATAGGTTGAATGTAATGCAGGAGGCTGAATACATTATGACCGGTCTTCGTATGCGTGGGATAGATTTACCTGTAGAACAGGTTCTTGAGAAAGCTCACCTGGTAGTCACTGAACCCATAAGGGAACAGGTTATACGCGAAAATCTTAAGAAGAACGCTGTTACAAGAAAAAAGGCCATGACATTCAGACCGTCTAAGAGTAAAAAGACGACCAATGCCGTTGTCGATAGTCAACGCAAACCTCAAAGCAGACAAGAACTTTTGAGTAGAGTAGAGCAGAGATTGGCCGGTGTGCCGAATCTGCGATAATTAACAGGAGGCAATTATGGCCGGAGTAAAAAATGCAGACATGATCGACCTTATTGAGACGACCTTGCCTGATTTACCCGAACAGTATTTTGAAGTAACATGGACCAACCAGGATTACGAGGCATGCCGTATCTATCAGCGTGATCGGATAGAGATCGACGGTGGAACTTCGATTAAGCGTAAAGTTATGTTTAATCCCACCGGCAACGCACGCTATCGTAGGATGTATGATACAGATGATCCTGCTGTATCAGATGTGATCCATGAGATCGACGTACCCTGGACTCAGATAGGTACGCATTACTCGTGGGACAAGCTGGAGATTCTGCGTAACAGAAATTCAGCAAAGGGTTTCATCAGACTGCTTGAGACCAGACGTATTGACGGTCTGTGGAGTTTGGCTGACCTTATCGAAGAGAGATTCTGGAAGACACCTACAAGTTCTTCAGATGACCTCTACCCGTATGGCGTACCGTATTATCTCAACACGTTGGATGCGGATACAACCGGTAGTGACTTTAGCGGTCAGACTATTCGATTCCAGAATGGCAGCACTACTACTACCTGTGCTGGCATCGATGCTTCAACTGAGGCCAAGTGGAAAAACTATGCGGCCACTTATACCAAGGTGGACAATGCTTTACTTAAGATTTTCCGCAAGGCGTTCTTGCTCACCAAGTTCAAAGCACCACAGGCATTCGGCATCAATGATCCTGCACAGAAGAGAAATGCAGCTAAGAGAATTTATTGTGATGCTGATACAGCCGTAGCATTGCAGGAACTTGCCGATGCAAGAGATGATTTCCATCGCGGCAATGATGTCCTCGGCAACATTAAGATGGGCGATGATGCTGTTGTACGCATCAACCGTCTGCCGGTTATCTACATCAACCAACTTGATGGTGTAACTGACCCCGTGACATCAGATGCTCTGGCACCATTGTATTGCATCGACTTCGAGAAGTTCATTCCTTATGTTCAGGATGGCTACTGGATGGAAGAGGGCGAACCCATGACAGACAGATTACAACATACCACGTACACTGTCTTTCTTGATGGTTCACACAACAACCTGTGCGTCAATCGTAGGACCGCTGGTTTCGTAATCCATAAACCGATTACAGCGTAAACCAACACCAATCATGTTGGTGTAACCAATATTAACCTGGTCATGGTGTGATAGCCATGATTGAGAACAGGAGATTAAAATGAGTAAAATTCAAAATATGGGCGTAGGTGCCTATGATGTGTACTGCGAGACCAAGCGGGTTTTTTATCGCCCTGTAACTGCTTCCACGGAAGTTAAGGTCGGACAGCCGGTTTGTTATAACAGTGATTCTGTAACAGACCAAAAGGAACGAACCGCCCATCCTAATACTGGACACCTTAACGGTGGCGGTCTTACCGCTTATGCTGAGGGCGTACAGTCCTTTACTGGTAGATTGTTTATTGTAGAGGAACCTCTTACAGCTAACCTTCACGCGTGGGCAGGTATTGTAAAGTCACTCGGCCCGAAACTTGGTACTGATGGTGACATGATTGAGATCTTTATCCCAACAGAAGGTGCTATAGTTCCGGTTATTAGCGATCAGAATTGTATACTGGACAGAACCATTATTGGTATCAGAAATGGTGAAGCCGCGACTTCTTATCCTGGTCGTCCGATTGGTGTAGCTATGGAAACCAAAGACCGCTCAAGCACCGATGGCTTGGTCTGGATGAGGTTCAAGAGCTTCGATTATGGTGCCATAAAGGGTGGTGGTGATTCAGCTTCTAATTCGCTGATTGTCGACGATGAGATTACATCCAATAATGTTGTGTTGGATCAGAGAAACTATCGTTTTGACGGTACCGGTCGTGCAAGAGCATTATACTATGTCGGCGAAATTGCAGGACTTGGTAATGCAATGTGGGGTATGTGGAAGTTTAGAACATACGTTAATGCTGCTTTAGTAAGTAGCGTTGTGCATGTTGTTACTGCTAATTTGCACTTCAAGGACGCTGCAACAATAGCCGTTACTTCAGGCCATTGGAACTCTGCTTTCTATGGTACAGTAGAAACAGAAGTAACTTCAACCGCACCCACTTTGTCAGGTGGTAGTGTAGCTGGCATCTCACTTGAATATTACGTTGATGAGTCAGTTGCTGCCCCGGCTAATGCATACGCCATTTATGTACATGCTGGTACATATAATTGGGATGGCTTGCTGGCTATTAGAAATGCCGGTGACTGTGGTGACGTTGCTACAGTTGAAGCTGGTGATGCTGGTGGTGGCTCTATTCCTATCTACATTGCAGGTACTACTTATTACCTGCATTATTGGAACGCTGCTTCGTAATTAACTGGCCAGTAACCGAGCACTCCTTTAACGTGGGGTGCTCGGCCTGGCTTCTATTAACCACGTTATAGGAGAAAGTTATGAAAAAGTTTAGATTAGATTTAAGCGAGTATGATGTGACAGTTACAGTGCCTGTCACTAAAGAAGATGGCTCTCATGTGTTCGAGGACCAGACTAATACATACCCATTACGCGAGAATATCAGCACATGGCTTCGCAGTGTGGGTGTTTTTAAGTCAGCCGAAGATATTGCTGAAGCTGTCAGCGTGGCCAAACAGATTCGTGATTGCACGGCAGATTCAATAGAATTAGACGGGCGTGAAACAGATGTGCTGAAGAAAGCTGTAAATCGTTTAGTCGAACTGACCGCAGAGGGTAAGGCTAATCTTGGCGGTGAAATTCACGAAGAGGCCATCATTCGTGTCGTGAAGATGCAGGAGCATAAACTATGAACGTAGACCAAGCTGCTATTAATATGAGTAATGTACTGCAAGACAGTCGCATTGAAACACCTAAAGGCCCACTGACCTCACGCGAGCATCAACAGTTAGCTGCTGATTTGCACCTGCTGATATCACGGGCTAAAGAGGTGGATGAAGCTACAGAGGAAGCCAAAAGGTTAGTTATAAAAGTTGCTAATCTAGAGGGTGAACTAATAGCGTTGAGAGAAGACCTCAAGCAGGCTAGAATAAAAGTGCATGAAGTGATTAAGAATGCAGGTGCCGAGGTACCGGGAGAGTTTCTCAGCGAAGAGGAAGAGAAAGAGCTCCTGAAAGAAATCAAAGGAGCACCTGATCCCGGACCGATTGAAGCACCAAAGGAGTAAACATGGCAAGTGAACCTTCAAATGCTAAAACATTCTATGACCTGATAATCCATGTAGCTGAGAAGTTACATATAGTAGATTACAGATCTAACGGGACATTGTTAATACCCACTGACCAGTATGGTTTCGAGTTATGTAAGCGGGTAGTCAATGGTGGTATAGAGATGTTCATAACTGACTGCCCTGAGAAGGGATGGCGTTGGATGCGTAGGTTGGCCCCGGTGACATTCGCCGTAACATATACCGGCACAGCTACAAGTGGTGGTGCTACAACCTTGGTAGACAGTAGCATAGCCGATACATATGCTGATGACTTCTTCAACACATATAAGATATTTATAGAAGTTGGTACTGGTAAAGGTGAATCAGCCACTGTCACTGATTATACAGGTTCGTCTGGTACGTTCACGTTCTCGGCATTGTCTGGTGGTTCTACTCCTGATACTACAACCAAGTATAGCATAGCCAGGTCGCTTAATGCTATAGACGGTGACGGTTCAAGATATTTGCTCCCGGCTAGTTTTGGTGGTACTGTAGATGGTAAGATCGAGTATGTAAAAGACACCAATCGCGGTAGGTATATAGAATGGGTAGATGAGGCTTTCATGCGGGCACGTAGGTCTATAACGCTTAATTCAGGCTACCCATTATGGTCGGCTATACTGCCCAATGAGCCTACAAGTGAGAATCTATCGGCATCGCGTAGGTGGGAGATCATGTTCGATCCCAGACCTATAGCCGCTGATACAGTACAGTTTCCATTCACATTGTATTTTGATAAGATGCTGATGGAAACTGGTACTGCTACTGCTGGTGCTGCAACTAGTCTTACGGACTCAAACAGGTGGGAAGTTGATGATTATTTTAATGACTGGATCTTGACTGTACGTGATGGACCTGGGCGAGGTGAGACAGCTACTATAACTGATTATACTGGGTCTACGGGTAAGTTTGATTTTACAGCATTGTCTGGTGGTAGTACACCCACTACCGCCAGTGTGTACACAGTAGAGCCAGCCGCTAATCTACATCCTGCCGGACATCAGTTTGACAATAGTATTAAATCTGCATGCTTAGCATATGCAGAATTGGAAGTTCAAGACGAGCATATAGATAATCAATGGACTGAATATTATCACAAAAAGGATCTACCTAATGCTCATAAATTAGACAAGCGTTCAGCACCGAGAACACTCGGTAAGATGCTGGACAGAACCGTAAGCTTGCATCGTAGCATAGGTATGCCCCAACCGTATCGGAGCTATAACAATGTCACTACGGAGCATGATCAAGCATAACAAGCATAACAAGGAGAACAAAATGGGATTAAACAGATCGAACGTAAAGTATTATCTTGAGAATCAGATTGAGAGTGACAATCGAGGAGTAATGGGTAAGGTGTATGAGGAAGAGTTTACGCTTACCACAGCAGAGATCCTGGCGTTGTTTACCACGCCAAAAACACTCGTAGCCGCACCAGGGGCTAATAAGACACTTCAGTTTATGGGTGCCGTGGCCTTCTTGGATTTCAACAGTGTCGCATACGCTACGTATGGTATCGTAACTGTTAAGTATACTGATGGTTCAGGCACAGCGGTAAGTGCACCTGTAGCCGCTGCTGTGTTGGTGCAGCAAGCTGATGATGCTGTGATAGAGGTTGCCCAGTTATCAGATGACGCAGAACTCACGCAGAACGCAGCATTGGTTCTTGCTGTTGATACTGGTAATCCAACAGCCGGTGACAGTCCGATTCGTTTCAAGATTTTCTACCGTATCTTGGATTTCAGTTAATATTATCAGGGGAGGGTGCGTCCCTCCCAAAGGAATTATACTATGGATTTAGCATTTCCATTCAGGGGTTATCATGTCGGAGTGAGTACTGAGAAACAACCTGAAGGTACCACTCCATATATACAGAACATGCGAATATTGTCTGTGCTTAACGGCAAGATAGTAGGTGGTCAGCGTGGTGGCCTACAGAAAGCGTATACGCAGCAGATAGGTGGCCTGGCTTCACCTGTAGTTTTCTTAACCTATATTACTGTGGTGGATTAATATGGCTGTTACACTAAGAGATAATTATTCAGGAACAGCAACACCGTATTTTGCATTAACTCTTAATGCTTCTACAGATTGGGCTTTTCAATCATTTACTACTACTCAAGGATATTCATTAAGTAGAATAGATTTTTGGATGGCTAAAAATGTAGGCGGCAGCATTGGTACTTTAACTGTAGAGCTATATGCTTCCGATGGTAGCGGAGAACCTACTGGTGGTTTATTAGCTACTGGTACTATAGCAAATGCAGATGTTGGTGACACTTCCAGTTATTCTTGGGTTCTTTGTACTTTAACATCATCTTATAATTTACTACCATCTACAAAATATATTATTATTTTACGAGGGGCATCACTTAATGGGGCCAATTATATTATATGGTCATACGACGATGATGGTATAGGGGCATCTGACTTCGCTGGTGGAGACCAAGGATGGAGTACTGATAGTGGAAGTAATTGGTCTATTGATACGACACAAGATCAACTGTTCAGGTGCTACGGCGATACTACCCCGCCTACAGATAAAACCTATACTAAAAAACTTGTAGCTATCGGCAACCATGAATTGTGGCAGGAGTCTGTAGCGGGTACCATGAGTGAACTTACAGCGGCTAATTCTGACTTCAATACTTCTAACAAACTCAATGCAGTAGTGGCCTTTCAGAAATTATTTATAGCTAATGAATCTGCTCTTAAGATAGCTGATTTCGTAAACGCTAAGATAGCTACTGCTGATGTAGGTTCTAACCCTCCACATCGTGACATAATACTTACGGGTGGTTCTTCCGGTGCTAAAATGGTGGTGGACTATATAACATCCACCAGCAGTGCGTGCACTATATATGGTAAGAGAACTACAACTGCTACATTCACAGCCGGTGAGACAGTGACAGGAACTAACCCATCTACTAGTCCATACGGTACCAGTGTGTCGTTTGTAATGACCGGTGTAGCTGAAGTAGCGGCACCACACTGGTACGACTGGACTGTGTACGGTACTGATGCCACCAACTATGGTGCCATGCCAGCCAAAGCTTACCTGGTGTGTAATTTTATGGGATGCTTGATGTTGAGTGGCGATCCTAACTACCCGCACCAATGGTATATGTCACGACAGCTTAATCCATTTGATTGGTTGTACGCACAAGATGATGCCCAGTCTGCTGTAGCTGGCAATGATGCTGATGCCGGTGAAGTAGGTGATATTATAAAAGTAAACATACCATACAAGGATGATTATGTTGTACATGCCTGTGCTAACACATTGTGGTATATGACCGGGCATCCATGTGCCGGTGGCACTATTGTAGAACTTGACCTCACTACCGGGATATTAGGTGACCGTGCTTATTGTTGGGACGACAAAGGTAACCTATACATGATGTGTACAGTAGGTTTGCTAAGAGTGCCACCTGGATTCGGGCCATTAGAGAACTTGACTATAGAACTGTGGCCTAATTTTATAGCTGATCTTGCATTTGACGCTTCACTACACAGGATTACTTTAGCGTTCAATCCTGAAGATAGAGGTGTACACATATTCAAGACTACGCTATCTAACGGTACCAGTTCTGCCTGGTGGTATGATCTAAGAGTAGAAGGTTTGTTTCCTGATTCTTATTCTACTGATCACGGTGCGTTTTCGTCAGTATACTATCAGAGTGAAGATCCTAGTTATAGAAAATTGTTGATAGGGTGCAACGATGGGTATATAAGGTTCCTGGACAAAACTACTAAGAATGATGATAGCACAGCTATCGACAGTTATGTAGGCTTCGCACCCTTGGGCCTTAGTACGAGTATCAGGAAAGACGGCATAATTGAAAATATAGATGTGGTAACAGGCGGTGGTGAATCGAGTGGTTCATTAAGTGACTCTGATGATATCTTATGTTCAGTGCATGTAGCACGCACAGCAGCCAAAATCATTGAAAAACTAGATGGTGGCACTGCTGCTAAATTTACTAAAACATTCTCAGGGCCTGGTTGGTCACGCAACAATATGGATCGTAGATCTGCACGTGGTCAATGGGGTGGCATAGTGCTGAGCAATAACACGGCTGGCGAAAGCTGGTCTATAGAAAGATTGATTCTTGATACACGTGAAGTAGGAAGGAGCATATAGTGGTAGAGTATTCTAAATTATATCAGGAAGCCTTATCAGGATTAAAATCTGGTGGTAAAGAGCTTGAATCTGAATTAGCAGATATAGAAGCTGGTAAGAAGAGTGCCATAGCCGGAGGTCAGCAATCTCTTATTGGCGGCGGTCTTGGTGGGACTACTGTGATGGGTGCTATACCATTAGCAGCAGAAAAAACAGCAGGGCGGGCACGGTTAGGTGCGAAGGGTCGTGCTGAAACAAGATATTGGTCTGCACTTATGTCGTTTGCCGGTCTCGCTGAAAGTGCCAGACAAGCAACATTAGACAGACAAGCCACCAGACAAAATATACTCTTAGAATCTAGATTAGGTCAACCCCCAAAACCTGGTACGGCGGCTAGTCCTTATGATGTTTTTGGGAGTTATAAAGAAGGTCGCGGACCTTCAAGTGGTGGTACCGGCACCGGTGGTGCTATGGCAGATGCGTTCCCAACGATGTATGGCACTTCGGGGGGCGGTGCTCCTAACGCACCTGATCCATTCGGTGGTATGGCTGGTGGCACTACGGGCGGCTACAACGCTCCTAGGGAATATGATCCATCTATGGTAGGAAAGTCATTGTGGGGACAGCAAGGATCTCAGGTACAGACACTCGAACAAGGTACACAACAGGCAGTGGCAGCAGGTTTGCCGCAATCAGCACAATCTGGTACTACATCCAGGACTATAACTAATGCAAGGACAGGACAGACCCACTCGGTAGTGGACCTGGTGGGTTCAAAGATGAAAAAACATATTTAGCCCATGTACCATCGGGATATAGGCTAGCCTAATATGTCAAGCAACAAAACATTACAAGTGCCGAAAGTAATACCAAACGATTGGGTCAGACTTAGGATTATCATAGATAAGCTTAAGCACCTGCGTCTGGGTGGTGGCTCCACTCCTGAGTTCGCAGGGATAAAGTTAACAGGGTTAACAGATGACTCGTTGATATACCCTTCAGGTGGAGGTACACTAACTTCTCTCGGTGTAGCCGCCAATGGACAACTGCCCATAGGTAGTACTGGTGCTACTCCTGTGCTAGCTACGATAACAGGTACCACAGATCACATTAGCGTCACCAATGGTGCCGGGAGCATTGCCCTTGATCTGGACACCAATACACAGACCTTGCTTGGCTCGTTCAATGGTATGATGCTGGAGAAGTTGGATTTTACAATCAGCGAAGCTGGAGGTACGGTAACAGGCTCACTCGAACAGGATAGTGGTGGGGACTTAACACAACGATTCTCTGATGGGTACACTACGCTTGATTGCACTCCTGCTCTTACAATAGATTTAACAGCTTATGTGGGGACAAATGCAGTTCCAAAAGTAGTCTATGTGTATATATTACAATCAGCAAAGACAGTAATGGCTGCATCAAATTCAGATTGGCCCGCTACCGAGCATATTAGAATAGCTAATCTCTTATTGAAAAGTGCTGCGACTACGGGAACTGATGGGGGTGCTTTAGTAAATCGAAATTGGAATGACTTTGCATTTGATGGCGTCTCTCAGGGACATATTACTCATATAGAAAACAGAATCAGACAAGAACCTACCCAGTGGGATTCCGGTGTTGCTCTAACCTTGAAAAATTCTGCGGGTGCTGCGTTAAATACAGGTAACTCTTCCACAGCAGTAGAAATAGTTACAACAGCGGGGACTGCGTATCAACTTCATAAACATACATTTCCTGCATTTGATATGTACACTACGGCAACAGATGATGCCCATATTGTTAATCAGCCTACAGATGAAGGCGGGGCTTATGAGACTACGGCGGATTTGGTTACAGATGTAACGCATTATGTTGATGGTACGGCGGCTGGTGTAGCTATAGGCATTAATAAATATTTCAATCTGGTAATATGGGGAATACAGAACCGCATGGGGGAGGCTTCTCATGTAATGATAAATCTTCCTACAGGACAGTATAATACATCAGCCGATGCTACATCAGATATAGATGGAACATCTATATATGACATCCCTGCACTATCCAAGGGGGTGGGATTCTTGATAGCCCGATTGACCTTTAGGTTGATAGCTGGCTCTCAATGGACATATATTGCACAGGAGGATTTGAGGGGTCAAGTTCCACCTGTGTCTGCGGGAGTAGGTGTAACGACAACAGATCATGCTCTACTTGCTAATCTTGATTTCGCAAGTGCAGGACACACAGGTTTCCAGGCACAGGGCGATGTGCTTGATGATCTTAATACACTTGGTCAAGTTGGTGCCAACAGTGAATTTCTGGTAGGTACTGGTGCGGGTACATTAGCATGGGAATCAGGAACGACTGCAAGAACTTCGATAGGACTTGGTACAGGGGATAGTCCACAATTTGCTGGATTAACAATTCTAACAACGGGTGAAATCAACTTCCGAGACACTGACATATCTATAGGTTCAACCCTCTTTGACGGTATTCTTGATATAAGTGCTGATATTGAAGTTGACTTCTTTTATGACAACGCTGATGTAGGAGATGCAGTTGACGGGCAAAGTGTTTATATTTATAGACGGGCGGCAGTGGGGGATGACTATATAAGATTATATGTTGATAGCGACAGGAAGGGGTCAATTAATTTTAATGGTGTTGATTTGCTTCAATTATCAACTACTGCCGTGACAGTGAATGGAGCTATTGAATTAGGTCATGCTTCTGATACCACATTAGCAAGAGCTACTGCTGGTAATGTTAATATTGAAGGCAAACTTGTTTATCGTGCAGATGGTACAGATGTTCCTATAGCAGATGGTGGTTCAGGACAATCAACTGCTCAGTTAGCTATTAATGCTTTGTCTGCTGTGAGTGGTGCAACTAACGAACATGTATTGACTAAGGATACTGGGACGGGGAATGCCATATTCAAAGCTGCTGCTGGTGGTGGGTCAGATGTGAAGGTTGGCGTTGATGTTGGAGCTACGGCAGGATTTTTAGGTGCAGCCAGTGGGGATGGTGTATTAAGAACTGGAAGTAAATTATCTTATACAGATGGTGGAAATTTTGTCACTATAGATACAGTATTAGGTACAAGGTTCAGTGCGTACCAGGTTGTTGCGGATGCTCAGTCTATAACCAGAATTACATACACTAAAATATTATTTCCTACAGAAGATTGGGATATAGGTGGTGAGTTTGCAAGTAGTAGGTTCACACCCACTGTTGCTGGTTATTACAGAGCAAGCATGGGTGTTACAATGTTGGGTATGGCAGATGGTGACTACATAGAAGCTGGTTTATATAGAAATACTATATTTGCTGATGGAATTGCTCGTAATATTGTTATTCTTGGCGGCAGCGGAGCTGCCGCCATAAATGCCATAAGAGTTTTTTACTTAAACGGCTCTACGGATTATCTCGAATGCTATGTATACCATGATAGTGCCACCAGCAAAAGCACTCAAGGACACGATACCGCTTATCCTACATTCTTTGACGCGGAAAGAGTAGGGTAGTTTTAATAAAGGAGAGT